ATAAAAAGGAGGTTAAGTTTGCAAATTATCCTTTTCTAGATACTTGGTATGAGAAGCCAAATTATGGGCTTTTAAATGAAGATTATGAACCGGTTGTTCTTTTAAACAATGTTCATGATGTTTCTTTATACTCGTTTGGATATGGGGAAGAGAGAAGTAACATCCAGTGTGCTAAATTTGTAGTGGAGGCCTTTAACCAGTTTAGGGCTTCTTACTCTGTAGTTATAGAAAATTCTCCAATTGAATACCCTAAATTTTTGGAATCTCTCACTCCGGTAAAAGGATATGAAAATTTTGATAATACCTATAAGGAATATATCACCCACATAATAAAATTTTATGTGGAGGAATTATTGGGAAATAAGGAAATCAGGGATTATCATGATTACGAAAAAGAAATAAAGAATATTTTTAAAAATAATTTGGTCGCAAATCCGATCACGAGGAGCGGATTTTTATTGTCTCCCCTGTGCCCAGTCAACGTATCAGGACTATATATTGAAATGGCGCCCTTAGACTATGGCGATGATCTTAAAAAGGGGGAAATTATACAGGATTACAATTTTATGTGTTATTTACTTCATGCTCATGAGCATGGGTTTTTGGTAGATAAAAATGCTCCATGGCGTTTAGTGGCTAATTTAGACTCACCAAAAATGAGAGATCACATACAGTTGTACCATCACAGTATTGAGCCCGAAACAATTTTGGCTAAACTTTTTAGATTAAAAACTCACTATGATGACATATACAGTTTGCAAAACATTGTTTTGAGAATCTATGACTCTTTTATAAAAGCATCGCCGATCGGGGAAAAAATAGATAATTCTGCTAAGGACTTTAAACCGAAAAAAATCACGTTCCTGAGAAAGGGAAAACCACCAGACAGTACAGTCAGTGATTATAAATACTGGATTTCTTTTTTGCTTGAGGCCAGAATGATTGAGTTGGGCATGCCCATGGATAATTTTGAAAAATTAAAAAATAAAGTACTTGACTATCATCAGGTATATGGTGTAAGATATAGTAACGCTGGAAAAAATTATCTTAGTCCTGCATCTGGGAAGATTGGCAGGATTTGTTCAGAGTATATAAAATCTGTTTACAAAAAAAGATATGATATTGCAGACAGTAGTAAATTAACTAAACTAGGCGACTATCATGGTGTATGATCTTACAAACCCTTAATATAAGAAATAATTGTGAGGGGGCTTTTCATAACGGAAAACTTGTTTTTGGTGAAATTTCATCCATATTTGAAGAATACGATATTGCATGGAAATATTCGCAATTCATGGATGATACAAAATATAAGTTTCTTTTTTTATTAATAAAAAAAGATGATATTTCCGAATTTAGTGAAAATCCCGAAAAGTATAAATTTTTATCAAACCGGTTACGCGCCCAAGCCGCGGCGGCCACGGCAGCAAAAATAAACTTAGAAGAAGAGTGCATATTTGATTTGTTACCAAATTTCCAGGTTCAGGCTTTTTTCGAAGAGAGAGAAATAATTTTATCCAATATTAACAAAAATTTTAAAAAAGGTTTGGATTATGATATCTTACATAAAACACATGTTTTGTCCGAAAACATTTCTCAAAATATAGTTAACTGGACATCCGGCTGTAAAAATCGCATTAAGTATAATATTTTTGGATCTGCCACCGGAAGGCTAACAAACACAAGAGACTCGGTACCGATTTTGACGATGAAAAAAGAAGAGCGCTCAAATCTTTTGCCACAAAATGATTTGTATTTGGATCTAGACCTCAACGGCGCCGAAATTCGCACTTTATTAGCTCTTTCTGGCGAAGAACAACCTCAAGCAGATATTCACGAGTGGAATTTAACTAATTGCGCACGAAATTTGACTACCCGCAAAGAAGTGAAGGAAAGATTTTTTGCCTGGTTATACAATCCAGATTCGGAGGACCATATGCTAGAGAGGATTTATGATAAGGGAATTTATAATAAATATTATGATGACGGGTTCATAACAACCCCTTTTGGAAGAAGGATAGAAGTTGAAGAAAGAAAGGCATTAAGTTATTTGATCCAATCAACAACCTCTGACATAGTGATAGAAAATGCTTATAAGATTATGAAGTTACTAGATGGAAAAAAATCATTTATTGCTTTTACAATGCATGATTCAATCGTATTAGATTTCTCTAAAGAGGAATACTCTTTGGTCCGGGAAATCAAAGATAGATTTGAATATAATAAGCTTGGCAGATTTTTATCCACCCTGCGTATTGGCAATAATTTTGGTAATATGAAGGAGATAAAAATTTGAAAAACATTTTGGGTATTGGGTCTGCCGGTTCAAATATAGCTAAAGGGCTTGTTGAATTTAAAAGTTACGATGTGTATTATATCACCACAGACGATATAAAGAGTACGAAAAAGAAACTAGCGGTTCCAAATTACGAAAATCCAGAAAAATATGAGGATATGGATTTATCCTCAATAGAAAAATTTTTATCACATATAAAAAACAATATAACAGTAATTGTAAGTGGCGCCAGCATTGTTAGCGGCCTTTTGCTAAGAATTCTAGAACCCCTAAAGAAAAAGGGAGTTAGCATAGAAATTGTTTATATAATGCCAGAAATAGATGTTTTGAGCGGCAACAATTCGCTACAGGAGAACTTAGTTAGAAATGTAGTTCAAGAATATGCCCGCTCTGGGGTTTTTAATCGTGTGCTCCTGGTTTCCAATTTAGCTTTAGAGGAACTTGCCGGCGAAACCACCGTAATGGACTACTATGATAAACTAAATCAAGTTTTTAATTCGATTTATTATATGTTAGACGTTTTTAAAAATACAAAACCAGTTTCTTCAACTTTTTCGCGAGTGAAGAAATCTTGCAGAATTAGTACGATTGGAATTTCTTCTTTGGAGTTAGGTGAGGATAAGCTGCTGTTCCCCATCAAAGAGTACTCTGAAGTTTTATATTATTTCGGTGTAAATGAGGAAAAGCTGAAGACAGAAAAAAACTTATTTAGAGTAATTACAAACAAAGTAAAGAGTAAAATAAGTGAAAAAAATAAAGTATCATTCGGAATTTTTCCCACTAATTATGAGGAAGATTATATTTACACTGAATATTATTCTTCAATAATCCAAAAAAAAGATTGACAAACAACCTAAAAAATAGTATTATATAAACAGTTGGTCGGGAAATTTGCCGACCCGCTTTAGCCAAAGAGTAAAAAAATAAGGAGACAACTATGGCACTAAACTTAGACGCAATGCGCGCAAAATTAAATAAATTAAATGGCAGAGGGGACAAAAGTCACTTCTGGCGACCGGACGATGGAGAGAGCAATATCCGTATTGTTTCCACCCGCGATGGAGACCCTTTTAAGGAAAGGCACTTCCACTACAACGTTGGAACATCCGGGTTCCTTTGTCCAAAAAGAAACTTTGGAGATGACTGTTCTGTTTGCAACTTCGCAAACAAGCTTTGGAACGAAGGTACCGAGGAGAGTAAGAAGCAGGCTAAAGACTTGTTCGCAAAACAGAGATTCTTCTCACCCGTCTTAGTAAGGGGTGAAGAAGCAGAAGGGGTTCGAATTTGGGGGTATGGTAAAATGGCTTATGAGAAGTTGTTAACAATCGTTCTAGATCCTGATTATGGTGATATCACGGACCCCGAAGCCGGCAACGATCTTAAAATTATGTATGGTAAACTCCCCGGAGCATCATTCCCACGGACGGATATTCGACCACGACCACGGAAAACAATTCTGTGTGATGACGCCGTCGGCGGAGATGAACGCTGTGCAGAATTGCTAGAAACGATCCCGGAATTTGAGAGTCTTTTTGAAAGAAAGACACCAGAAGAGGTTCAGTCTATTTTGGATCAGTTTTTGGCGGGAGATGCCGGAAACAATGAGGTTCAAAAATTTGGCGCGCCAACCGCGGTCGCCACACCATCTGACCCGGTCGAGGCAGCGTTCAATGACCTTTTGAATACTTAGAGGGGACATAAGTGCCAAAGATAACTAAACTCAAGAAAGGCTCCCTTGATATAGCTGCGATTCGCAAAATTATCAACAAGAAAGCGGGTAGAGAGGTGGCTCATTCTTTAAGGGATGACAATCCGACAGAAGTTAAAGAATGGATACCAACAGGATCACGATGGCTTGATTCGATTATTTGCAAGGGAAAGCCGGCCGGAATTCCTGTTGGTAAAATCACAGAAATCGCTGGTTTAGAATCGACAGGAAAATCTTTTATGGCTGCACAAATCGCAGCCAGCGCCCAAGAGCGCGGCATCGATGTTGTATACTTCGACTCAGAATCAGCCATTGATCCCTCATTCCTAGAACGCGCCGGCTGCAATTTAGATCAGCTTATGTATGTGCAGGCTGAATCGGTCGAGTTTGTGTTAGAAACAATTGAAGAACTATTAAGTACTGGCAACCGATGGCTTTTTATTTGGGATTCTTTGGCACTTACCCCTTCCATGTCTGACGTGGAAGGGGATTTTAATCCACAGTCGACCATGGCTATAAAACCAAGGATTCTGTCCAAAGGAATGGCTAAACTAACTATACCTATTGCGGATAACTCCGCGGCCTTATTAGTTCTCAATCAATTAAAAACTAATATGGCGGCGCGAAACCCTGCAGAGCTTATGACCACACCATATTTTACACCGGGTGGAAAAGCCATGATTTATGCCTACTCGCTGCGGATTTGGCTAACTGGTAGAAAAGCAAAAGCGTCTTATATCCTAGATGATAATGGATTTAGAATCGGGTCAGAAGTTAAAGTTAAGATAGAGAAATCACGTTTTGGCACTGCAGGTCGAACCTGTAATTTTAAAATCCTCTGGGGAGACGAAGATATTGGGGTACAAGATGAGGAGAGCTGGTTTGATGCAATACAAATTTCGAATCGGTTAAAGCAATCAGGAGCTTGGTTTACACTTGTTTTAAACGACGGGTCAGAACGCAAGTTTCAGCGCAAGCAGTGGGCAGCAAAACTTAAGGACGATGATTTCAGACAAAGTGTCTTGACAATTATTGATGAAGATGTTATTATGAAGTTCAAGAATAGAGAGGGTAATGCTGAGGACTTCTATGAGAAAGAAGAAGACCCCTTAGTTGATGCAAAGGATTAAACTAAAGCCCGGCCCTCTGTCGGGCTTTTTTATAGGAGATAAAATATGAAAAGAATAATGATAGTAGACGCGCTCAACCAATTTTTAAGAGGCTATATTGTAGACCCCAGCAAAAATCACAATGGACAGCCAATTGGAGGTATGAGAACCTTTATTAATATTTTAAATAAAATTACTAGAGAAATAAAACCAGATATGATCGTGGTCGCCTGGGACGGCCAGGGCGGATCGCAAAAACGAAAAGCCATGAATAAAAAGTATAAAGAAGGAAGAAAACCACTTCGGGTAAACTGGTCCACTGAAGAGATGACACCACAAGATACAGATAACAACAAACTGTGGCAACAGTTGAGAACGGTTGATTATTTAAATCAAACCCCAATTATCCAGTTTATGGAACCCGCAGTTGAGGCCGACGATGTAATTTCTTATATTAAATTGTCACCCATGTTTGAGGACTGGCAAAAGGTTATCGTTTCCGCGGACAAAGATTTTATTCAATTGTTGGATGACAAAACGCTGTTATACCGGCCGACACAGTCACAGGTGCTTAATAAAAATAAGATTTTAAATGAATACAAAATTCACCCAACTAACTTTGCAATCGCTCGCGCCATGGTCGGCGATTCAAGTGATAATTTGAAAGGGATCCCCGGGGTCGGCTTAGCGACGGTAGCCAAGAGATTTCCTTTTATGTCATCTTCTAATAGTGTTATGATGAGTGACATAGCTAATTACTCTGTTGACAACATGGAAGAATTAAAAGTCTATGAGAAGGTTTTGGATCATTTAGACTTGATTGAAGAGAACTATGCGATTATGCAGCTATCTTCACCATTTTTATCTTCTCAAGCAAAAAAGAGAATTGATGAAACCTTTGAGGGTTTTACTCCCATTTATAAGCAAACTGAAATGAGGAAGTTAATGATACAAGACGGCGTTTTGACCGTTAACATACAGTCCTTGGAACAAAAATTTAACGATATCATTTCCTCTTTCTCATAAAATAATAAAAAAAAAGGAACAAAATGCAAACTACAGTCGACTTTTCAAAGTTTGGCAAGTCGTTTCAAGAAGACCTTTGTCATCTCATTCTTGATGATAGACCCTTCGCAGATCAGATGTTTGAAGTACTTGATCTTAACTTTTTAGAATTAAAACACCTGAGAGTTTTTATTTCTAAAATAAGTCAATATAGAAAAAAATATGGTGTTCACCCAACATCTAATATTATGATGACGATTATGCGAACTGGCCTCGAAGACCAGCCGGAATCGGTCCGGATCCGTATTAGAGATTATTATGCTCGTGTGTTATCCACTGGCCTTGTGCCAAATTCTGCTGAATATATTAAGGATACTGCTTTAAATTTTTGTAAGAAACAGAAATTAAAAGAGGCTTTAGTCAAATCTGTTGAGCTTATTAAATCATCTTCTTTTGATGAAGTTTCGAAGGTTATTGACGAGGCTTTGAAACTTGGTTCGGATAATAGTTTAGGATATGAATATTTAGCTGATTTTGAGAAGAGGTTTGAATTGAAATCCCGCGACCCCGTAACAACTGGATGGCGCCACATTGATGAAGCTTCGCTTGGGGGTTTGGGAAAGGGGGAACTTGGCGTTGTCGTAGCACCAACCGGGGCGGGAAAATCCATGGCTTTGGTCCACCTTGGCGCCCAGGCACTTATTCTAGGCAAAAATGTTTTGCATTATACGCTAGAATTGGCGGATACTGTTGTGGCAAGCAGGTATGATTCGGCTATAACTGGTGTAGAGTTGAGAAACCTGCCCGTGTTTAAGGAAAAGATATATGATGAAATTAAAGATATTAGCGGTAAGTTGATTGTAAAAGAATACCCCACAAGATCGGCGTCAATACAAACAATCAAGAATCATATCGATAAGTTGCGCCGTCGAGATTTTATCCCCGGCTTAGTTATCGTGGATTACGGGGATCTCATAAAACCTGAATCGTCCGGAAAAGATGAGAAAAGACACCAGTTGGAAACTATTTATGAAGAACTGAGAGGCCTTGCACAATTATGTGAGTGCCCTTTATGGACCGCATCACAGACAAACAGATCAGGATTAAACGCAGAAGTGATCACAATGGAATCTATTTCAGAAGCATTCAATAAGTGTTTTGTCGCGGACCTTATTTTCTCTATTTCTAGAACGATAGAAGACAAAAATACAAATACTGGTAGGATTTTTATAGCCAAAAATCGCAATGGCCCCGATGGTTTAATTTATCCTATTTTTATGGATCCCAGCAATGTAAAAATTAAAGTTTTAGATCCAACTAATGAAAGTATTGATGATATTATTGAAAAATCTTCCAAAGAAAAATTAGAAAATTTGAAACAGAAGTACGCAGCTTATAAGAAAGAAAAAGGAGGAGACTGAAGTGGAGCTATCAAATAAAATTCTGTCAGATATTACGGTATATATGAAGTATGCTCGGTTTTTAGACAAAAAGAAAAGGAGAGAAACGTGGGAAGAACTTGTAACTCGTAATATGAATATGCATTTAAAAAAATTTCCTAATCTAGAATTACAGATTAGGAAATCTTATAAAATGGTTTTTGGAAGAAAGGTTCTTCCATCTATGAGATCGATGCAATTCGGGGGAAAACCTATTGAGGTGGCGCCAAATCGTATTTTTAATTGTGCGTATATGCCTGTTGACGACTGGCGCGCCTTCGGCGAAGCGATGTTCCTTTTATTAGGCGGAACGGGTGTTGGATACAGTGTACAAAGACATCACATCGAAAAATTACCTGAAATAAGAAGGCCAAACATGAAAAGAACGAGAAGGTTTTTGGTGAATGACTCGATTGAAGGGTGGGCAGATGCCATTAAAGCCCTTATGAGATCTTATTTTTATGGCGGCTCTCGCCTCCGATTTGATTTTTCAGATATTCGTTCGAAGGGCACCCGTTTGGTTACCTCCGGTGGTAAAGCCCCCGGTCACCAACCTCTTCGTGAATGTTTGGTCAAGATAGAGGGCATGTTAACTGATAAAGCAGACGGCGATCACCTTCGCCCCATAGAGGTGCACGATATAGTTTGTTATATCGCAGATGCTGTTCTTGCCGGCGGTATCCGTCGCGCAGCTCTAATATCGCTATTCTCGGCTGACGATCAAGAAATGATTTCTGCAAAGACGGGGAATTGGTGGGAAATAGATCCCCAACGTGGGCGCGCCAACAATTCAGTAGTTCTTTTAAGACATAAAATTGATAGAGAATACTTTATGAATTTGTGGTCGCGCGTTAAGGCATCTGGAGCTGGCGAGCCTGGTTTTTACTTTTCTAATGACAAGGACTGGGGTACCAATCCATGCTGCGAGATAGGCCTCAGGCCACATCAATTCTGCAACTTAACTGAAGTTAATGTTTCTAATGTAGAAGACCAAGAAGATCTTGAAGAAAGAGTGCGCGCCGCAGCTTTCATTGGAACTTTGCAAGCAAGTTACACCGATTTTCATTATTTGAGAGATGTGTGGAGAAGAAATACAGAAAAAGATGCATTAATCGGCGTAAGTATGACAGGCATAGCATCAGGAAAGGTTTTGGCCCTTGACATGACCACCGCAGCTCGGATAGTAAAAGAGGAAAATATTCGGGTCGCTGAATTAATTAAGATTAACCCTGCAGCTAGAACTACTTGTGTTAAACCAGCCGGAACAACCTCATTAGTTTTGGGCACGTCTTCGGGTATCCATGCATGGCACAGCGAATATTATATTCGTCGACTAAGGGTTGGTAAGAACGAGTCAATTTATAATTATTTGTCGTCAAGTCATCCGGAGTTAATAGAAGATGAATATTTCAATCCACATACCACCGCGGTCATATCAATTCCGCAGAGATCCCCAGTCGGCGCCATATTAAGAACTGAATCAGCACTTCAATTACTCAAGAGGGTTAGACATGTTACTGACGAGTGGGTTCGAACAGGTTTTCGCAAAGGACAAAATACACATAATGTGTCAGCAACTATTTCAATCAAAGATGCGGAGTGGACAGATGTTGGAGAGTGGATGTGGGAAAATAGGAATAGTTATAACGGCTTATCCGTTCTGCCTTATGACGGCGGCTCTTACACACAGGCTCCGTTTGAAGAATGTTCGAAAGAAACCTACGATGTAATGTTTGATTCGTTGGGAAGAGTAGACTTGTCATCTGTGCGAGAAGAAGATGATAACACTGATCTTACAGGGGAGGTGGCTTGTTCTGGTGGGCTGTGCGAAGTAAAATTTGTATAAAAGTTGTTGACATTTTTGATAGAATATCCTATAATATAAGAGACCATAAAAAAAGGAAGGCCGTATGCCTAAAAATTTAAGTAAATTACAACCCACCAACCGACATTTGTTGGTTATACCACACCCCCCGAAGAAAGAGGAGAAGACAACAGTTCTTCTTCCGGACGATTATACCGCCACCGTCGCGACTTATGCAGTTGCAACGGTAGTTGATGTGTCTTCTGATTGTAATGAACAATTTCGCAAATTAAAATCTCAAGTTCCGGATAAAAGAGAGGTTTTGATTAACCAGAGCATGCTGGAAACTGTATCAGTAAAAGGAAAGAACTACCACCTTATACTAGAAAATTATGTTATTGGTATTTTTAAAGAATGGGGATCCCGATGAGAATAGGTCTTTTACTAGTTTGTTTATTATTTTTTATTACTTGCGAGGATAGCACACATGAATACCCGCCTAGGCGAGACGCAAATACTTCTTTAACTGTACCCGACGTAACGGTTTTAGACTCTTCTGCGCCCGATGCTGACGCATATATTATAAGACAATGGGACGCCGGAGCACCCGATATTGGGCCCGACGCCTCTCCCCCAATTGTTTGTGAGCGCCTCGGCATGCGCGAAAATTGTGATATTGGGGGCCTTTTGGGCCCATGCGCGGAGGGCCAACGCGTTTGTTTTGTGACTAGTTGGTCCGACTGCAGCCCAATTAACTTTCCAAGAATGGAAGTCTGTGATGGAATCGATAACGACTGTGATGGCCAACTGAATGAATCTCACCCAAATTTGAGAGATGAGTTTGCAGAACCTCAGCACCCTACAC